GTAATTACTTCTCGGGATAACAACCAATTCCCTACCAGCGATTAAATTAACCGTGACTGGAGGTCCGCAAGGACAGGTCACATACGGAGGAAAATAATATGGCTAATCAAGATGCCGCTTTCGGTCTTAGACCGTTAAAGACAGTTGGTCAGCAAGATGATTCCACTGGAATGAGTTCTTACAATATCAATCCAGGCGATGCGAGTGTAATATTCCAAGGTGCTTTAGTAGGTTCACCTGCTACAGGTACTGGATATGTAGATTTGCAAACAGCTGGTTTAGTATTAAACTTAGGAGCATTCTGGGGAACATTCTACAATGACCCAACTACATTAAAACCTACGTTCAAAAACTACTACCCAGGATCAATCACTCCACCTAACAGTGGTGCGGTTGAGGCATTTGTGTATGACAGTCCATCACAAATGTACGAAATCCAATCAGACAATGCAGGTGCTTCAGCACAAGCTGACATCTTCAAATGTGCGGATTTAGCTGGTACAAGTGGTTCAACTTTGAACGGAGTAAGCTCAATGGAACTAGGAGATTCAACTCTAGGTACAACTGGGCAATTCAAAATCATCGGTGTTTCAAGAGACCCTGAAAACAATGATATCGGATCAGCAAACGTCAACTGGCGTGTGATGCTAAACGAATCATTATTAGGATCTGGAACTGCCGGGGCAGCGTAATAAGGAGATAAATTATGGCTATATCACGACAACAACTCGTAAAAGAGCTTGAGCCAGGTTTAAACGCCTTGTTCGGCCTTGAGTATAAAAGATATGATTCAGAGCATAAAGAAATTTATACTACTGAAACATCTGACAGAGCTTTTGAAGAAGAAGTAATGTTATCTGGCTTTGCTAATGCATATGTTAAACCTGAAGGTTCAGCAGTTGCATACGACAATGCACAGGAAACATTTACTGCAAGATACACTAACGAAACAGTGGCTCTTGCATTCGCTTTAACTGAAGAAGCAATGGAAGACAACCTGTATGATAGACTTTCGTCTAGATATACAAAAGCACTAGCGAGATCTATGGCAAACGCTAAACAGATCAAAGCAGCAAACCCACTAAACCAAGGTTTACCAACTACGGATAACTTTGATTCAGGTGATGGTGTTTCTTTGTTCAACACAGCTCACCCAACGATCGCTGGTTCTTTCCAAAACACATTAACGGTACAAGCAGATCTTAACGAAACTTCGTTAGAACAAGCTATGATCGACATCGGTCAAATGACTGACGAGAGAGGTCTTAAGATTGCAGCTAGAGGAATGAAAATGATTGTTCCTTCTGAAAACCAATTCAATGCTGAAAGACTTATGAAGTCTCAAGGTAGAGTTGGAACTGCAGACAATGATGTTAATGCTCTAAGATCTATGGGAATGATTCCTGAAGGTTACAGAGTAAATCACTATCTTACAGATACTGATTCTTGGTACATCATTACAGACGTGCCGAATGGTATGAAGTACTTTGAAAGACTACCTATCCAAACTAAAATGGAAGGTGACTTTTCAACTGGTAACGTTAGATACAAAGCTAGAGAAAGATACTCGTTTGGAGTATCAGACCCTAGAGGTATCTTCGGTTGCGAGGGTGCATAATATCAAATAAAATTAGGGGCCGCCTCAAAACGGCCCCTTTTTAATTTATAACAGGTGTGAATATGAAAAATTTCTTAATAACTATATGGGCTTACGATTACTACGCAAAATTTAAAGTTATTGCGGAGGATAACGCCGTTTCTCTAGAACAATCAATCCTTGACAAGTTGGGAGAAAAAAGTATAAATTGGGAATATCTCGGAAATTCTTATGATGACCGAGTAAATAGAATAACCTATGAGGAGGTTATAGATGATACAAGACCTATACAAACAAAAAAGGTCCTTGGAGTTGAAGTGGGAACAGGAGCATCTGTCTAATGGTAGATATACTCTTGAAATGGTCAGAATTGATGACAAAATTAAACAAGTCATTACTGAGATCAAACTGGAAGAAGCAGTTATTGCCCACAGAAGAAATAGCGTTGAAGGCGCTGCTCCTCAAGTTTCTGTAGCTACTTAATAAAAAAGCTACATCGTTGGAAAATTCCACTCCACACTACAGGCTCTCTTGCACTCTACTAAAATCTAGTATATAAATTAATCACTATACAATTAACAATAGAACATAGACGCGTATAGTCGACGGCCTAGAGACTATGTTCATAAACTAGGAGAATATATTATGGCAAATACTACATTTTCGGGACCGATAAAAGCGGGAACGATTTCAAACACAACAGGTACAACACTTGGAACTAACATTGCAAATGTTGGACAAGTTGTAATGGCTCAATCAGTAAAAGTTGACATTATTGGTGCTTCACATCTTAATCAAGTATGTGCAGTAGTTCCAGCAAACTCACAAATAGTTGACGTTATAGTTAACGTAACTACAGTGAATAATGATGGTGGTGCAGCAACTGTTTCAGTAGGAACAGTAACAGATGCAGATGCATTTATAGCTACACTTAATGTTAAAGCTTTAGCAACTACTCACGGTACTTTAGATACAGAAGCAACTAATGTTGGTACAACTGACTTAAGAGTTCTTGCTGATTTTACAGGTGCTAATGGAGATGGTACAACTGGTGCCGCTACAGTCACTGTTATGTACATACAAAATAACTCTGTTCAAGACGCAATAGATTTATAATAAATAATGTGGTGCTCCTTCGGGAGCACCCTTAATAAGGAGAAAAATTATGGCAGGCGGAGGATCATTTTCAAGTGACCAAACAACCCTACTTATGGATACTATAGGTTCTGATACTTTATCAAGAGCAGGTAGAGCTAGAATAACTTCTATTCAAGGAAAAGGAATAGCAAGTTCAGTTTTAAAATTACATGATTGTGCAACAGCAGGTGCTGCGGCTGCAGGTAATTTAAAAGCTACTTACAAATTTGGAACTGAAGGATTAGAAGTATATGTTCCTGGTTCAGGTATTCTTTTTAAAGATGGAGTTGTATTTAATCTAGCTGGAACAGGTGGAAGCGTTACTGTAACAATAACAGGAGCGTAGTCTAATGGCTAACACTACTTCTGGAACTACAACGTTTGGAAAAACTTTTGCAATAGACGATGTTGTAGAAGAAGCTTACGAGCGTATCGGTATACGAGGTGTTTCAGGATATCAGTTAAAAACTGCAAGAAGATCTTTAAACATTCTTTTTCAAGAATGGGCAAATAGAGGAGTACACCTATGGGAAATAGGAGATGGATACTTGACTCTTGTTGCTGGAACTAATGAATACATTGGTTATAGATCTAGCGGTGATGGTACATCAACACTATTAGATAGTGCCGGTGCAGCTTTGTACAGTGTAGATGATATTTTTGAAGCTTCTTACAGAAGCAGTGCAGGTACAACAAGTCAATCAGATAGTCCATTAACAAAAATTTCTAGATCAACGTATTCTTCTTTATCAAATAAATTAGCCCAAGGACAACCTTCACAATATTGGGTCCAAAGATTTATAGATAAAGTTACCATTACTTTATACACAACACCAAGTTCTAGTCAGGCTGGAGATAGAGTACAATTTTATTACATGAAAAGAATTGATGATGCAGGTGATTATACTAATGCAACAGATGTTCCTTACTATTACATTCCCTGTATGTGTGCAGGTTTAGCTTATTATTTAAGTTTAAAATATGCACCAGACAGAACACAAAATTTAAAACTTCTATACGAAGATGAACTATTAAGAGCGGAGGCAGCGGATGGGTCAAGCAACAGTACTTTTGTTACACCTAAGACCTACTATCCTAGCGTTTAATTATGGCAAGATATGCACAAGGAAAATACGCATTAGCAATATCTGACATTAGTGGCCAAGCATTTCCATGGAATGAAATGGTTACACAATGGAATGGTTTATTTGTACACTATTCTGAATTTGAATCTAAACAACCACAACTAGATCCTAAACCAAGTCAAGCAGATCCAACAGCTTTACCTAAAACAAGACCACAACAACCACCACCTGATACATTAAGATTTTTAGATTTTAATCCTTTAAGAACTTTTGCTGCAGGTTCACCAATTGTAAATGTATCTTCTATTAATCATCAAAGAAATTATGGTGACTCTGTAAGATTTAGAGGAGCGCCAACAACTAGTTCTGCTGCTTCTACTGATCCACAATTTAGCAACATTGCAAACATCGATGGAATTACTGGAGCAACTATTTGTCAAGCTGCTGGTTACACAGTTACCCCTGGTATGTATACTAGTTTTACAACAACATTAAATGGAGCTATTGATGCAACTACAACAGATATTATTTTAA